TCATGCCTGATTTTCAAGCATCCCCCCTCTAACCATGACAACTAATTAAAAGAGATTAAAAGTTACTAAAGATACAAATTGTGCAATTCATGTTCAATTCATGTTCAAAAGCTTGACTTAGTGTCCGACAATGTGTTACTATTCTTTAAATCAAATAAGGAGTTACCAAATGAATAAGTTTTTAGAATTAATAGCACTGATAGTATTTGTTGCATCAGTAGCAGCAGCTTATACAGTTGGTCATATATCATTTGTTTGTATCGCAATAGTTGCTTTTATCGTAAGTGTTAATGCACATGATAGAGCTGAGAGAAATAGATTAAAAAGATTTGGAGTTTAATTATGGAATTTACATTTACACAAGCTAAAGAGCTTATAAGAGAGATTGGAAGATTTGAAGAGTTAAGTAATGAGCACTATGGATTAACTATGTTAAAAGCTGATAATGGTGAGTATGCTATAGGTACAGATAGTGAGTGTGATGATGCTCAAGATGAGAATTTAGAGAGCTATATAGATGAGTGTATCTTACCTGATTTGAATGAGAACTATCAGAACTATTTTGATAGAGAGTCTTGGAAGAGAGATGCAAGATATTATGGAAGAGGTCACTGTTTAAGTTCTTATGATGGAAATGAGATTGAAATAGATGGTGATTTATATCTTTATAGAACTAACTAGAAATACCCTCAGAGCCTTAACTTCAAGGCTCATTAAATAATCCCTATTTTACTTTTAACTTTATTTGTGTTACCATTTGGGCATGAAATCAACTAAATCAGCTATTACAGGTCTTAGCTCTAATGAGGAACAGTTTGCAGAATTATTAGCAAAAGGTTATGACAATCCTACTGCATACACATCAGTCTTTGGTGTTGGTAAATGTACTCGTAAGACTCTAGTGGAGAAGTCTCTCAGGATGGCAAAGCGACACAATGTTATTGCTTACATAGAGCGGCTCAAAGCTGAGACTCGTGCTCGTGGAGTGATAGATAGAGATGAGATACTTGGATGGTTAAAAGAAATAGCTATGTTTGGTAAAGAGACTCAAACTCGTAGTAATAAATTTGACTCATGGGAAGAGATGAAAGATGGTAGTTCTGCTAACTCAGCTATAGACAAAATGATTAAGATGGGTGGTCTCTATGCTGCAGAGAAGATTGAGACTGAGCATAAAGTCAAAGGTAAATTTGTACTTAACTTGAGAGCTAGGACTGATACTTGAGTGATTTAGTACTTACAGAGTTCTTTGATTATGAGCCTCTTCCTGAGGATATGGTCTATAAACCATCAGATACTGTAAATAACTTCATGCAAGATTTTACATTTGTATCTTTAATCATTGGAGCTATTGGCTCAGGTAAGACACTTGGCAGCATCATGAAGTGGTACTATCTCATCCATCTCCAAGAGCCTGATAACAATGGATGGAAGAGAACACGAACAGTTGTTATCAGAAATACAACTGTAGAGCTAAAAGATACAACTATGAAATCATTTAGTGAGTGGTTTGGAGATGATTTAAAGATTAATTGGAGTAACCTCACTGCACTCTATGAGGATGAAGAGGACAAAGTCCATGCTGAGATACTCTTTAGAGCATTGGATAAGCCTCAGGACATGAAGAAACTCCTCTCACTTGAGATTACTTATGCCTACTTGAATGAGCTTAGAGAGTTACCTGCAGCAGCACTTTACAATGTTACATCAAGATTGGGTCGTTATCCATCTCCAACTATGGGAGTTAAAGCTACTCATGCTTGTGCATGGGCTGATAGTAATGCCTTTGACCAAGAGCACTGGGTCTATAAACTATTCTTTGACAATCTTCCATCAAATCACAAACTATTCCTGCAGCCTCCTGCTATGTTAGATGATGGTTCAGTAAATCCTGATGCTGAAAACCTTGAGAATTTACCTGATGAATACTATGGTGATTATATGCTTGGAAAGCCTCAGGACTGGATAGATGTAATGGCTAAGGTTAAGTTCATCCCACTTCAAACAGGAAAGCCTGTATATCCTGAGTACAATGATAAGCTACATTGTGTTGATGAGAAACAGGTCAGACCTCCTGATGTAAATATAGCACTGATATGTGGTGGTGAGAATGGCAGAACATCAGCAGTGGTGTTTGGTCAAGTAGATGCTATGGGTAGACTTGTAATCTTTGATGAGATAGTATCTGAGGATGTTGGAGCTATGGAGTTTGGTAAATATGTTAAGCAGATGATGCAGGCAGATTATGGAGCATACAGGCATATGATTTGGCTTGATATAGCTGCAGGCTCAAGAGGTCAAGTAACAGACCATACTCAGCTCAAGGTGTGGAATAATCTAGGTCTTAACTGTAAACTGGTAAAAACAAATAAGCCTGATATAGTTGTTGAAGCTCTAAAAGCTAAGTTTAATACTCTCATAGCAGGCTCTCCTGCAATTATGATTAGCTCCAAGTGTAAGACACTGAGAAAAGGTCTTAATGGTGGTTATCAGTACAGGAGAGTAAATGTAAGTGGTGATAAGTATGCAGAGAAGCCTGATAAGGGTAAATACTCTCATGTATGTAATGCTCTTGAGTATCTAGTGAATGGAATGGGTGCAGGTCGTGAGTTGATGAGCAGCTCCAAGTTCAAAGCACTTGCAAACTCAGGTAAACAATTTTCAGGAGGGAGGGCTTTTAAAAAGTGATTTTAGAATTAAATGAGGAAGAGCAGGCACGTTATGACTCATGGAGTAAAGAGGATATATATATAGCTTATGTATCTGCTACAAGAGGTAAAGATGCTGCTCAAGCAGAAGCAAAAAGGCTTGGTCGTGTTATTGCAGCTCAAGAGTATGATGTTAGAATTGCAAGACAGGAGAGCTTTAGAAGATTAGTTTTATCAACTATACCAACTGCTACTCCTAAGGACCTTGATGTATTCTTTGATACTAAGTATGAGATAGTCTATATCAAAAAAGGTTATATTGGCATACAGTATTTGGATGGTGAGATGTTTATAGCCTTTTTGTATAAGGGAGATGATTTTGGTACAATTAGGGCAGTTTATAATTATCTCAAGGATAAAGAGGTTTATTATGAGGTTAGAGGTGTTAATTACTATCGTAACAACTCAGAGCAGCATGATGAAGATGAAGATGATATATATAGATTAAAAATATAAGGAGTAGGGTATGAGTGGAGCAAAACGTAGGTTAAAAAGAATAGGTAAGAAAGTTAAGAAAATGGGTAAGAATATAGCAGATGCACATATTAAAGTACTGAGTTTAGGTACAGTTGATGGTATGGAAGAGATAGGTGATATAGCAAATGATATGACTGGTAAGACTGCAGCAAAAGAAGCCAAGAGAGAGAGTGAGAGACAGATTAAAGAGCAGGCAGTTTTTCAAGAAGAGGCAAAAGTTGAGTCAGATAGAGTTGGTGAGATATCAGATGCTCAGTCTCATAGAGCAAATGTTAAAGCAAGAAAAAGAAAAATAAGAAGAGCAGGCGGTGGTGGTGGACTACTTTCAAGTGGTGATACTGGTATAAATCAAAAAACAAGATTAGGACAGTAAGATGAAATTTAAAGTAAGTAAAGTAACAGATATAATTTGTGTTGGTTGTGGTGGTACTACTCGTGTATCACCAAATCAAAGTGGTATCTATGATACTGATGATTTAGCTTGTAATTGTGCTCCTGAGGGAGAGTTGTTTGGTCGTGAAGATGTTGCAGCACTAACAGATAAGAGTGTTGATGAAGAGTCTAAACCTAACTCAAACGCAAAAGATGCTCAAGCAGAACATAGAGAGCATAAGGACCAAACTAAGATGTTTGAAGAAGAGCCTGAAAATGTGTTTGAAGAGGAGACTATGACTCGTGAAGAAGTTGCAGCATATCTCAAGGGTCTTAAATGGCAGGAGCTGCTAGAGAGTGCTAAAAATAATGGTGTAGCTAAAGAGCCTAAAACAAAGAGAGATGAGCTTGAGCTTATGATACTTGATGCAGTCTTTGGTGATGGTGATGTGGTAACTGCTACAGGAGATGAAGATGGAATCAAAGAATAGTTATCAGGCATATCATAAGAGGTTTTCAAAGGCAGAGTCAAACAAAGGCTCTATCCTTGAGAATTTAAAAGAGTGCTATAGGTATGCTATGCCTGCAGCAAATGTGGATGGTTATGATAATGGTTCAAATACTATAGATGACTCTCCTGAGGTCTTTGATGATACTGCAATTACAGCACTTAAAAAGTATGCTAATAAAACTCAGTCTCAGATTATTCCATCATGGAAAACATGGGCTATACTTGAGGCAGGGAGTGAGATACCAAAAGAAGAGAGAGCAGATATTAATAGACAGTTGGAAGATATTACTGATATTATCTTTGACCATATAAATCACTCTAACTTTTTAAGTGCTACGCATGAAGCATTTAAGGACCTTGGTATATCTACTGGAGCACTTATTGTTGAAGAGGGTGATGGTATTCAGTCCTCATTAAATTTCAGAGCTATGCCAATGATGGAGTTAATCCCTGAGAGGTCAAGTGATGGTAAGATTAGAACAGTTTGGAGAAAATTTAAACTTGAAGCAAATCGTATTACAGAGCTATATCCTGCAGCCTCCTTGACTGGTGTTATTACTGCTATGATACAGAATAATCCTGAGGAGATGGTGGAGCTTATTGAGGGAACAGTATTTGATGTTAAAAAAAGAATGTTTAATCATGTGCTGCTCTTTCCTGCTCAAGCTGAAAAGCTTATGGATGTAGTGACTGAAAGCTCTCCAAATATTGTGTTTAGAGAGTCCAGTCTTGCAGGTCAAGCCTTTGGTGATGGTAGAGTATTAAGTATCATTGGAACTATCTTGAAGCTAAATAAACTGAGCTATTATGAAGATGTATCAGTTGGAATTAAT